CTTCAGATGGTTCGTGCGGTTGGTGAGAATTCCTTTCAACCGAAAATCGGATTTAAGACCCGTTATGGTCTGGCCGCAAACCCATTTGCCGCTGCTAGTGCAGTCGCTGCTGGTGATACGGTTAACACCGATGCGTCACTCGATGCAAATACCAATGCTTGGTATCGTCGGGTTAAAGTTACTAACCTTATGTAAAATAAGGAACTACCCAAGTGAAACTAGAGAGGTCTTTGGACCTCTCTTTTTTTGCCTACTATATAATAGGTAATCAATTTAGATTACATACACACACAGACACACAGGAGATTACTATGACAGAATCAAAATCAGGATTTGAAATCCGAGCTGACCTATTAGGTCAAGCACAATCTATATTAACAGATAATGTTGATAGACGCCGAGACAGTCTTTTCGAACACAATAATATTCACCCAGAAAATAAGTTGGCCCCGCCAGCAGATGAAATTTCTGCTCAAGATATAATTGTAGTTGCAAAACAGCTATATGAGTTCGTAAATCAAAAATAATAGAGTAAGGGGGGTCTAAAGACCTCCCTTTTTTTATTATAAATAGAAGTATGGCAATTAAAGCAATAGATAGACAACCAACAAAGTTGGATTATGCAAGTCCTACACAATTCAAATTTGGTATAAACCAATTACCAAAAGTAGAGTTCTTTACTGTAGGTGCTAACATTCCAGCAATTAATATGGGAGATGCTATGTTTCCCACACCATTTAAGGACATTCCTATGATGGGAGATAAGTTGACATATGACAATTTGTCAATAACATTTATTGTTGATGAATATTTGGAGAATTACCAATCAATTCATGAATGGATGACAGCAATTGGGTTCCCTAAAAACAGAAAACAATTTAGAGATTTTAGAGCAAATACATCTAATGCTCCTGCTATAACTCTGGGACAATCTTTGGATATTGGTGATGTAAAACCAGCAACAGGAGTAAATGCTTTATTCTCAGATGCAACTCTTACCATACTTTCTAATAAAAACAACCCAATTCTAAATGTATTTTTTAGAGATATGTATCCTGTAGTATTGGGGGCATTAGATTATACACAAACAGCAACTGATGTGGAATATATAACTTCTACAGTTGATTTTGCATATCAAATATATGAATTTGAAGCATTATAAACAAAAGAGACTTGACAACCTCAAAATGATATGTTACATTAACTATGTGGTGGATTTAAGAAATATAATATAATGACCTTTCAAGAGTTACAAAACGAAGCAAAAGAAGATCTCAAAATTCTTGATCAAGAAAGATTAGATCAAGAATCTTTTAAAAATCAAAACATAAAACCTAAATGGTTAGAATATAGATCACATTATGATCAACTTCTTATAATGAGGAAGGCAGATCATCAAAGAATGTATCGTGCCAAATGGGAGTATTATGGGGGTAAAGCAGATGCAAAGGTGTATGTTGCAAAACCATTTGATTTAAAAGTGTTAAAGACAGATCTTCAGATGTATATAAATTCTGATGATGAGATTTTAGAATTACAAGGCAAGATCAGTTACTATGAAAGTATCATAAAATATATAGATGGTATTGTTAAATCTATCGATAATCGTGGATGGGATATTCGTAATGCGACAGAATGGAAAAAGTTTGAAGCAGGGATGATGTGATGGAAAAGTACATTGGATATTATGAAGAGGTTGTTCCTCATGTATTATGTAATGATTTAGTTAATTGGAATTTTAATTTTAAACCATCAACATATTCTAGTCACAAAGGAAGAACAGGAACTTCAGATGAACGAGTACGTATGGATGAAGTGTGGATAAAGGATGGCAACCTTTATTATAATGCTGTCAAGGCAGCTTTCGAATATGTAATTAAAAAATATTCAGAGGCACATCCTCTATTTTCTGTTCAACATATTACAGATTTTCGTATCAATCGATATCCTAAAGATGGGTTTATGTCAAGTCATGTAGATAATATACATCATAGTCATGGTCAACAATATGGATATCCACAAGCATCTATATTATTATTTTTAAATGATGATTATGAAGGTGGAGAGTTTGTAATTGCAGATAAATGGTATCAACCTACAAAGGGTTCTGCGATTATTTTCCCTTCTAATTTTATGTATCCTCATGAAGTGAAAACAGTAACTAAAGGTGTAAGATGGAGTGTTTTAGCATGGTCGATGTAGTAACTCATAAGTGTTTCCCTACACTAATTCATGAATTTAAATTAGATATAAATCATGACAAGATGATAGATTACGTATATGGTAAAGGAGAAGCAAAGGGTCAGATACATCAAACTCAGGATGATCTACATAAAGTACAAGCATTTGAACCTTTGGTAGACAAACTTACTCCAATACATAATTATATTATACAAAAACTTGAATATGAATATAAAGAAATAGAAATTACTAATATGTGGTCGAATCATTTATATATTGGTGATTCTCATCCACCCCATACTCATTCTAATAATTTCCTTTCAGGTGTTTATTATTTATTTTGTGGTGTAGACACATCACCAATACAATTTTTTGATCCTAGAGTTCAGTCTAGTATTTTAGTTCCAAGAAAAAAGAAAAATAATTGGAATAATTCTAGTATGTTACAATTTGATTCTATAAATGGTAGTGGGTTTATTTTCCCTGCATGGTTGCAACATTGGGTTCCAGCAACACATCATGAGAGAATTAGTGTATCATGGAATGTGTTAGTCCGTGGTTATTACGGAGAACCCAAAACTTTCCAAAATGCTCATATCTAAAAAGAATGAAGTTTATTTAACACTGTCAGATCTTTCTGCATCAGAAAAGCAGGAGTTGTCAGATTTTTTTACTTTTGAAGTTCCAGGTGCAAAGTTTATGCCTACCTATCGTAATAGGATATGGGATGGCAAGATTAGATTATTTAGTCCAGCATCTGGAGAAATATATGTGGGTTTGTTATCTCACCTAAAAAGATTTTGTGATAGTAATCACATATCATATATACTAGAAGAAGGAGTAGAAGATGACAAAGAAGTTTATCGTGAGGTGGTTAGTGGATTTATTAGATCACTCAAACCTAAGTCCAAAGGAAAAACAATCAAAATACGTGACTATCAGGTTGATGCTGTCTTCCATGCTATTCGTACACATCGTAGTCTTTTGCTTGCTCCTACTGCTAGTGGTAAATCACTGGTAATATATTCTCTTGTTCGTTATTATCAAATGGCAGGGCATAAAACTTTAATTCTTGTGCCTACTACATCCTTGGTAGAACAAATGTATTCTGATTTTCAGGATTATGGATGGAGTTCAGGTACATATTGTCAGAAGATTTATCAAGGACATGATAGAAAAGTAACTAAGGATGTAGTTATATCTACTTGGCAATCTATCTACAAGATGCCTAAAAAGTATTTTGAAAATTTCGGGTGTGTGATTGGTGATGAGGCACATCTATTTAAAGCAAAATCACTTACTGGTATTATGACCAAGTTACACCAGTGCAAATATCGATTCGGTTTGACAGGAACATTAGACGGAACACAGACACATAGACTTGTACTAGAGGGACTATTTGGTTCTGTAGAAAAAGTAACAACTACAAAAGAGTTGATGGACAAAAAGACCCTTGCTAATTTGAAAATAAAGTGCATAATATTAAAACACCCTAACATAAGAGAGAAGATGACCTATGCAGAAGAACTTACATACATTACAGGGAATGACAAAAGAAACGATTTTATTGCTAATCTCTTGGTACATCTTACTGGCAATAGTCTTTGTTTATTTCAATTGGTAGAGAAACATGGTAAAGTTTTATATGATAAAGTAAAGGAGAAAAAAAATGACCACCCCGTTTTTTTTGTATATGGAGCAACAGCTACGTCAGAAAGGGAAGATATACGAGAAATTGTTGATGGAGAAAAAAACTCGATTACAATTGCCTCTTATGGTACTTTTAGTACTGGCATTAATATCCGTAATATTAATAATATCGTGCTCTCAAGTCCAAGTAAGTCCAAGATTAGAGTATTACAGTCAATCGGGCGTGGTTTACGAAGGAGTGAAAGTAAAGATTCCATTTTGATATTTGATATAGCAGATGATATATCTTATAAAGAAAGACGTAACTTTACTCTCACACACTTCACTGAACGACTAAATATCTATAATGAAGAACAATTCGATTACGAAATTAGCAAGGTAAAATTAAAATGACTCCATCTTCCTATAAGATTGTCAAATTAATTAATGGAGAGGATATTATTTGTACAATTTCTCCATTAGATTGTGATAAGCACATTAGAGTTGAGTTTCCTTTAAAGATGCAAGTTGCTCCAAGAATGCAGCGGGATAGAGTAGTTGAATCTTTAAATCTAAGTCATTGGGTACATCCTGCTACTGAAACAACTATTTTTGATATACCCTCAACAAGTGTTATTATGATGGCAGATGTTTCCCCAGGCCTTTCAAAATATTATGAATATGTCTTAAAAAAGATGGATAGTTATGAGGAAAGTATAGAAGAAGTAATTCAAGAAGAAGACATAGATAATGAAGAAATTTATAATGAATTGTTATTAGAGTTGGATTCCGATTCCGATTCTATACACTAATTTCCAAATCTCCCTTGACATTTAACTATAACTACTGTATGATTTATATAAAGATTACTACAGAGGAGTGATCATGGCAAAAGCAAAAGGCGTCCATTATGTGGATAATAAGAAATTTTTACAAGCAATGATAGAATGGAAAGAACGATGTACAGAGGATGAACAACCCCCTGTTACAGATTATATTGGAGAATGTTTTCTAAAGATCGCAACCCACCTTTCATACAGACCCAACTTTATTAACTATACTTACAGAGATGAGATGATTTCTGATGGTATAGAAAATTGTCTTCAGTATGTGAAGAATTTTAACCCAGAAAAATCGAAGAATCCCTTCGCATATTTTACACAGATTATCTATTATGCTTTCCTTCGAAGGATAGCAAAGGAAAAGAAACAAACTCATGTTAAGAATAAAATGATAGAGAAGAATGAATTTTCTTCTTATACTGTAATGGATGGTGATGATACTGGTTATTCTGTACAAGGGTTTGATCCTAATATTATGCTTCCAGATGAAGATGTGTATAAACCAAAAAAGAAGGTTGTTAAAAAAATTAAGGGTTTAGAAAATTTTATGGAGCCCAAAGATTGAAGATAGCAATAATCACAGACACGCATTTTGGTGCTAGAAATGATAATCAAAACTTCAATGACTATTTTTTCAAATTTTATGACGATATATTTTTTCCTACTTTAATAGAGAGGGAAATTACTACGTGTATCCACCTGGGCGATGTCATGGATAGACGTAAATATGTATCGTATAAAACTGCAACAGATTTTCGAAAACGATTTATAGATCGATTTACAGAACTTGGTATTGATTTACATATCATTGTTGGGAATCATGACACATATTATAAGAATACCAGTGAAGTAAATTCTATGGAAGAACTTGTAGGACAGGATAGATTTAAAATTTATACATTCCCAGAGATTGTAGAATTTGATAGTCTTCCTATTTTGTTTATGCCTTGGATTAATAGTGCTAACTATGATTCATCTATGCAAGCATTATCTAAAAGTAAAGCAGACCTTCTTATGGGGCATTTAGAGATTAATGGTTTTGAGATGCATAGGGGTCATATCGCAGATGGAAATTATGATAGGGAACTTTTTAGACGATTTGATACTGTCTTTAGTGGACATTATCATCATAAATCTGACGATGGTCAAATTTTTTATCTAGGAACACCTTATGAGATTATGTGGAATGATTATGACGATCCTAAAGGATTTCATATTTTTGATACAGGAACAAGGGAATTAGAACGTATAGTTAATCCATATAAATTGTTTCAGAAGATATTTTATGATGATACTGATACTGATTATATTAAACATGATGTTGATCAATATAAAGAATGTTATGTAAAATTGATTGTAGTGAATAAAAAAGACCTTTATGGATTTGATCAATTTGTAGATCGACTTTTGAAAGCAGATGCCTATGAAGTAAAAATTATAGAGGATTTTTCGGAACTGGATGCAGATAATGTATCTGATGATATTGTTGAGAATACAGAAGATACTTTAACTCTCCTTGAGAAATATATTGATGAATTAGATGTAACTCTAAGTAAGAGAAGGTTAAAGAATACTATGAAGTCTTTGTATAATGAGGCACAGGATTTAGAACTTTGAGAATTTTAATTATGGGATTACCCCAATCTGGTAAAACTACTTTAGGGGAGAAATTATCAGAAAAGTTTAACATACCTTTTTGGGATGCTGACGTTGTAAGAAAAATTTATAATGATTGGGAGTTTTCTGTCCAAGCAAGAGAACACCAAACATTACGTATGCGAAGATTATCAGAACTTGATCCTATAAGCATTTCTGCATTTATTTGTCCACTACCAGGATTTAGAACTTTCTTTTTTCCTGATAAACTTATTTGGATGGATACTATAGAAGAATGTGAGTATGAAGATACGAATAAATTATTCTCTCCTCCTCAAAAATATGATGTAAGGATTACTAAATTAGGAGATGATACTGAGGCTTTTGATTTGGTGAAGAAATGTATGATTTAAATAAACCATTAAGTATTCAGTGGGAATTAAATAATATTTGTAATCTTATGTGTCCACAATGTGGTCGTAATGAAATTAAGGACGGTAAGTTACAATGGAGATTTGATAATTTAAATACTGTTGATACTAAACTAACAACATTTAGAACTGCATATAAAAATATTCGACATCCTGTAAGTCATATTAGATTTGTTGGTAATTTATCAGAACCTGTTTTAAGTGAAGATTTCCTCCCTATATGTGAATTTCTTGAAACAGAAACAGATACTGCTTTTCAAGTAAGCACACATGGGTCAGTGAGAACCCCTGATTATTGGAGAAAATTAGGAAAGATATTTAATGGCAATCCTAGAAATATAATATTTTTTTCGGTTGATGGTGTTGGGAATGAGTCTTTACAGAATTATAGAATAGGTGCCAATTTTGATAAGATTATGGAAAATGCTAAAGCATTTATAGAAGGGGGTGGCAAGGCCGTTTGGAGAATGATTATATTTAAACATAATCAGGATCAAATTGAAGAGGCAAGAGAATTAGCAGAGTCACTTGGATTTTGGGAATTTATGACTATACAAACAAACCGCCGACATAATATGGATGAAATATATGAATATAGAGGGAGAAAACGAATATTAGAAAATCAAGATATAACATCAGAATGGAATGATAAAATTGATAAGAATCGTAAACCAACAGAAATTTTAGATATCACATGTAAATATAAGGAAATAAATTCATTTTATGTAGATTATCTTAAAAGGGTGTGGTTGTGCTGTTATATTCCTAATAAAGCACATGTTGCTCGGCAACATGAATGGTATGCAAAATATAATGATGATATGACAAATTCTCTGGTACATAAAACATTTGATAAGATTATGGAAAATGAATTTTACGACACCATCCAGAAATCGTGGAATGATAGTAAGACTTGTTTATCAGACTGTAAGAAATTTTGTTCTTTATCTACAGGTTCTACTAGGCAATCGAAATGGTTTTTAGGGTCTTTGGTACAGTCAAAAGCATCTCCGTTAACCAAGAGATATTTACTTAGAGGTTCAGAAAATGATAATCTTTAAGAAAGTAAGATGGAAGAATTTTCTTTCTACTGGTAATACCTTTATAGAAATAGATTTGGATCGAACTTCTTCTACCCTTATTATAGGAGAGAATGGTGCTGGTAAGTCTACTGTTCTTGATGCTCTCTGCTTTGGTTTGTTTGGTAAACCATTTCGTAATATTAATAAACCGCAATTGCTTAATTCTATTAATATGTCTGAATGTGTGGTGGAGATAGAATTTATTATTGGAACTAAAAAGATTAAAGTGGTTCGTGGTATAAAACCAAATGTATTTGAGATTTATATTAACAAGAAGTTATATAATCAGGACGCAAATCAGAGAGATTACCAGAAGTATTTGGAACAGCAAATCCTTAAATTGAATTATCGTAGTTTTACTCAAGTTGTAATTCTTGGGTCTTCTACCTTTGTACCTTTTATGCAATTAAAGGCACGACATCGTAGGGATGTAGTCGAGGATATTCTGGACATACAGATTTTTTCTTTGATGAATATGCTTTTAAAACAGAGACTCAAAGGTATTACAGAAGGGCAAAGAGATGTTGAGTATAATTATGACCTTACTGCTGAGAAAATTACCCTACAGGAAAAGTATATTGATGATGTAAAAACAAATAAAGATAAATTGATTGAAGAAAAAAATATTCTTATGTCAGGTAATGAGGAAGAAATATATAAGAAAAAAGCATATATTACTATGCTTACAGGCAGTAATGAAGAACTTTTACTTGCTATAAAAGACAGTATTAAAGTAGATAAGGATCATGCTAAACTAAAAGATATAAGAAGTACTTTAACAGAAAAGAAAAATAACAACTCTCGTATGGTTAAATTCTTTGAAGATAATAATGATTGCCCTGCTTGTGAACAACCTCTTCGTAATGCATCTAAAATGGTCAAATCTAAACAGAAAGAAGTAGATAAATTTACAAATGCTCTGGTAGAACTTGAGCAAGCATTAAGAGTATCTATTCTTCGTCAAGGAGAAATTGGTAAAATAACAGATAAAATACGAGAGAATGAAGTTAATATTGCTAAAGAAAATAGTTCTGTTACACAACTTCAGAAATTTAATGCGACACTTCTTGCCGAGACAAATCAATTAGAATCTGGAGATGTTGGAGAGACAGATTATGAAGAACTAAAGAAATTAAATACTCATCTAAAATCTATAGACAAACAAAAAACGAAATTACGTGAAGATCAAACTTACGCTGAAGCAGTACGTAATATGTTACAAGATACAGGTATTAAAACCAAGATTATTAAGAAGTATCTCCCTATCATGAATAAATTGATAAATTCTTATCTATCGTCAATGGAATTTTATGTCAATTTTACTCTTAATGAGAATTTTGAGGAAACAATCAAATCACGATATAGAGATGAATTTACTTACGATTCATTTAGTGAAGGTGAGAAAATGCGTATCGATCTTGCATTGCTTTTCACTTGGAGAGCAGTCGCAAAAATGAAGAACAGTGCTAATACAAATCTGTTGATATTGGATGAAATATTTGATAGTTCATTAGATGGTGCTGGTACAGATGAGTTTTTAAAGATATTAAATACACTTAGTGCTGAAAATATATTTGTTATTAGTCATAAGCAAGATATGTTAGTGGATAAATTTAAAAGTACTATTAAATTTGAAAAGATCAAGAATTTTAGCCATGTTGTTGAATAATGGGAAAACGATCCGACTTTGAAAGAAAACCTAGAGATTTCTATCCTACACCGATAGAAGCTGTAGAACCACTTATACCCCATCTGCCTAGGGAATTTACATTTACAGAGCCCTGTGCTGGTGATGGTGCATTATGTGGTCATTTGGAACATTACGGCGGCACGTGCATGTGGGCGAGTGATATTGAACCACAACATGAAGGTATACATCCTAACGACTATAAAGAAATAGGCTATGATCAAATGGTGGAGTCAGAATTTGTAATTACGAATCCCCCTTGGGATAGGAAGATATTACACCCCTTAATAGATCACTACAGTATACTACATAAAAAATTAACATGGCTACTTTTTGACGCTGATTGGATGCATACTATTCAAGCAAGACCATATATAGAAAATTGCGAAAAAATAGTCAGCGTTGGCCGAATCAAATGGTTTGGTAATATGACAGGCAAAGATAACTGTGCTTGGTACTTATTTACTAATGAATATGTACCATTAGAAAAACCACGATTTTATGGGAGAATGTGATGGTAACATATGATGCTATATTGCTTACTGATATAAATTATTTAATTCCTTTTAAAACCGCTGGTGCATATCATATATCAACTCAATTAAGAAAACATGGATATTCTGTAAAAGTTATAGATAATTTCACTTGGTTGTTGAAACATCGTAAAGAAGAATTATTTAAATATATGGATGATCATATAGGTTCTAATACTTTATTTGTAGGATTTAGCACTACTTTTATGAATCTCTTTGAGGTACAAGCTGGTATGTTTAAAAAACATATAAAGTTTAAAACTTTATATAACAAAAAGAATCGGCCTGGGCAGAAAACATCAAAAGCACATTCAGTGGAAAATTTACAAGAATTTATAGAGTTGATTTTTTTAAAATATTCTCATGTACAAATTGTTGTCGGAGGCTCTGGCCCAACAACGAACAACTTTGTAGATATATATGAACAAGAAATTGATTGTTGGATTAAAGGTCTTGCCGAAGACAGTATTATAAAATATCTCGAATCTTTGAAAAATAATGAAGAAATACCTCGTATAATAGAAGATCCCTTTGCAAGTAATTTTAATTTTCATGAGTTGGAACCAAGTTTTTATCCAGAAGATAATGTATTTCAGCATGAAGTATTGCCGATAGAAGTTAGTAGAGGGTGTAGATTTAAATGTAAGTTTTGCTCATATCCCTTGTTAGGAAGAAAACCTTCTGATGAGTATATAAGAAGTGAGGAGAGTTTATATAAGGAATTTTTACATAATTATGAAAATTTTGGTACTACACATTATCAAATTACTTGCGATACTTTTAATGAAACTACAGAAAAATTAGAAAGGGTTAAAAAAGCAATTGATCGATCTGGAATCAATATCAATTTTTGGGCATATCTTAGAATAGAACTTTTACATACTTATCCAGAACAAATTTCTCTGCTTAAAGAAATGGGTATTAGTAGCACTTTTTTTGGTCTGGAAACTTTAAATGATGAATCAGGAAAATGTATAGGAAAGGGATTGACTAGAGATAAACAAATAGAAACATTGCAAAAATTAAAGGATTGTTGGGGCCCCGATGTTTTATTACATGGTAGTTTTATTATAGGACTCCCATATGAAACGAAAGAAACGGCTAAAGAATGGACAGATTTATTAATCAGAAAAGAGACAGCATTAGACAGCATTTCTATTAATCCTTTATATTTAGTCCCAGATTATATAATTGAAGGTGGAAAAACTTCAAGGGTTTTCTTTAGTGAATTTGATTTAAATTATAAAAAATATGGTTATATAAAAACAGGGAAAGGTTGGAAAAATGAACATTATACCACTCAATCAGCAGGAGAATTTGCAAGAGAGGTAATGCAGAAATTTGAAACAACATCTAAAGATCCTTTAGCAAATAATTATAGAGCAGCTATGCATCCAGTAGCACTTATGAATTCTAGAATTATAGACCCAGATTATTCTTGGAAAGATATTATAACACCACAGAAGAATATCAAAGAAACAAATAAATGGGTGCAGAATCAAAGAAAAATAAAACATGATATTTACAAAAAGTATGCAGAGAATGTCTTTATCCAATAAAATAAAACTACCAAGTTTAAAGATATTGAAGTATAGGTGGAAATATTTTTTGTCGAAATTTAAAAGAACAAAACGACAACCAGACCATGAATTTATATATGAGAAAGAAGAGTGACAGAGACAATAGGATTTTCTGAGGGGTTTCATGATGCTGGTATTTGTATTCTTAATGATACAGAAATCAGATTTGCATCTCACTCTGAACGATATAGTAAAGTTAAAAATGACAAATGGTTACATGATGATTTGTTAAAACGTCTTAGTTGTAAAGAATGTAAAAAAATAGTTGCATACTATGAAAATCCTTTTCTAAAAAATCTTCGAAGATTATATGCTGGTCAGAAATGGCAAAACCCTAGATTAAAGTATGATTTGTATTTTAGTCATCATGAATCCCATGCCGCTGCTGGATATTATACAGCACCATTTGATGATTGTAACATATTAGTTATTGATGCTGTAGGTGAATGGAACACTATTTCTATTTGGGACAATATGAAAAAGATAAAGACATGGAACTATCCTTATTCCTTGGGTCTTTTATATTCAGCAATTACAAAACGTGTTGGTTTTTATCCTGATGATGAATATATTACAATGGGTATGGCAGCGTATGGAGAACCCATTTATGATTTAGAACCTCTTTTGTTACAAAATAATCATAAGGGAGTTGGTGATATATGGAAGGGGGCAAAGAATGAAGACCTCGCCGCATCTGTGCAAGCATTATATGAAAGAAAACTCTTAGAGTTAGTAGAAAAATGTCCCAAGGAAAACTTGATTATTATGGGTGGTTGTGCATTAAACTGTGTTGCGAACAGTAAAATCAAAGATAAGAATATTTGGATCATGCCTTCGCCTGGAGATGCTGGTAGTGCATTAGGAGCAGCGGCATTGGTGTATAAGGAAAAATTAAAATGGAAACATCCTTATTTGGGACATAATATAGACAGAGAGATTTCTGCAAAGGATGTTGTTAGGGAGTTGTTAAGAACTAAAGTTTGTGGTGTTGCAAATGGTAGAGCAGAGTACGGACCCAGAGCATTGGGCAATCGTTCTCTACTTGGTGATCCACGTTATGATATAAAAGATACGGTGAATGATATAAAACGTAGACAGAAATTTCGTCCCTTCGCACCAGCAATTTTAGAGGAATATGCTGACGAATATTTCGAAGGTCCAATGAATGAGTATATGCAATTTGTGGCAAAAGCAAAACATGACTATAGTTCTGTGACTCATGTAGATGGCACTGCCAGAGTACAGATAGTGAAGAAAGATTGTGAATCTGCAATACGACAAATATTAGAAGAGTGGTATGAACAAACAAGGTGTCCCATGCTATTAAATACTTCTCTTAATGTTCAAGGTATGGCGATGGTGAATACTAAGAATGACGCAGAAAGATTTGAACGGATATATGATGTTAAAGTATTCTAGAGAATTTGCCATGCCTAGTGCAGAGACATTTTCGATTAAACCCATTAAGAAATTTGTTCATAGATATACATACGGTGATAAGGTTATAGTCGATCCTTTTGCCAGAAATTCTAAAATGGGAACGATCACAAACGATCTTAATCCAGACACAGATGCACAGTATCATATGAGGGCAGATGAATTCCTTGATATGCTTATAAATAAAGGGGTTAAAGCAGATGTTGTATTATATGACCCACCTTATAGTGTCAGACAGGTAAGTGAATGTTATAAAGGGGTTGGTATAGAAGTAACTCAGCAAGATACACAAGCATCTTTTTATACAAAAATTAAAGATAGAATTCGTCCCTTGGTTAAGTCTGAAGGAATTGTTTTGTCTTTTGGATGGAATAGTATGGGAGTAGGAAGAGAGTTAGATCATCTAGAAATTTTAATGGTGTCTCATGGGGGTATTCATAATGATACTATTTGTGTTGCTCAACGGAAAGGCATAGAATTAGATGTCTAAACTGATTGTATCTGGGTGCAGTTATACAGATAATGTGTATACTAGTCGCTTTGAGTTTACCACTTGGCCAGAGTTGCTTGCTGAAAAACTTGGAATGGAATGTATAAACTTAGGTTCATGTGGTTCTGGAAATGAGTATATATTGTCTTCTCTTATGGATATGATGTTTAAAAAAGAGATTGGGTTGATGATTGCAATGTGGAGTGAATTTCTAAGAATAGATTTTGAAATAGCTATATCCCGACGATGGACACATGCCAATAGATGGACACATGTTAATATGCGACGAAATGCTGATTCAGCACCTTGGAGAGAAGCGGCAAAGGAGCTTTTTCAGAAGGAAAATGTAGGGACATTACCAGCTATGATTTGCAAAGGTATAAGGGCATTTTATACTTTTCAAACAATGATGGAGGTACATAACATTCCTTATTTACAGATACAAGGATGCAGTCCTTGCGATCACCAAGACGAATACATTATTATGAAACAATTTTTTCTCAATCAGTATTTCCTGAAAATGAATGAAAATACTTTTGTTGGTTGGCCACCTTTCCCGGCTCTTGGAGGTACACATATAGATCAAGTATTAGATGATATTGATCCTGATAGAAAGAAATTAAGAATAAGTGAAGAAGATACACATCCAAATGAAGAAGGTCATAAAGTAATAGCAGAATATATATTTAAGGAGGTAGAGAGAGAATATGGCAATTTATAAATTAATTGACAGTGATAATACAATTTTACGAGTATCATTATCTGGAGTCAGTGAAGACTGCGATAGAGAGAAACTACAGGAAGACTTGATAGAGACTATGAAGAATTTCAACGGTCTTGGGTTATCAGCAAGTCAGTGTGGAATTATGGAACGAGTGTTTGTGATGTACTCTGATTTTGATAAGAGAGAAGGTATTGCTTGTTTTAATCCCAAGATATTAGATTATAGCAAAGAAGAAGTTATAATGGAAGAAGGGTGTCTATCCTACCCAGGTTTGTGGTTAAAGGTAAAGAGAGCACATAATATCCTTGTTGAGTTTGAGGATAGTAAAGGTGATAAAAAAGAAATTCCGTTAAGAGATGTGGCCTCAAGAGTGTTTCAACATGAGATGGATCATATGGACGGCACAGATTTTACTCAAAAAGTATCAAAATTAAAATTAGATATGGCAAAGAAAAGAAGGGCAAAACAGAGTAAGAAATCTAAAAGGATACTTGCCTGACCCCCCAAAAATGATAGTAGTGTTGCAAAAATGTCACACTAAACAACTAATTTGCAAAAAAGCGACATGATCGGTCTAAAATTGCAATAAAAAGTTTGACAAAAGTTCTTCTATAGTGTATTCTATATATATGATGAGAAATAAAGAGATCACTCCTATGATTAAGTTGAAAACAAAAGGTGTCAAGATTCCAATGAAGAACAAATCGACACTTGCAAAATTGCTTGCTGAAGAAGATGTTTATGTTGTACATAAACAGATGGAAACAGCATACTTCGATTCCAAAAAAAGAGAACTAGGTCTTCCTATCTGGAAAGATGAGGAAATGACCGCTGATATTTATGATCTTATGGTTTGCCATGAGATTGGTCATGCATTGTGGACTCCTCTTGATATGCTGGAAAATGCAAGACTTCGTAAGATCAATCATTCTTTCGTGAACATCCTTGAGGATGCTCGGATAGAGAAAAAAGTTAAAGAAAAATATGCTGGTTCGGTTGGTGTTTTCAATCGAGGTTATGTTGATCTTCTTAAAAAAGATTTCTTTGGTACTGCAAAGAAAGATATTGCTACATATAATTTGATTGATCGAATTAATGTATTTTTCAAATCTGCTGATACGACAATCCCTTTTTCTGATGAGGAAAAAGTTTGGGTTGATCGGACTGCTTCTACTAAAACTCCTGATGATGTTCTTGATCTTGCTGAAGAACTTTATAAGTGGATGGAAGAAAACGAGTCCGAAACTGACAAACATGATGATGGTAATTTAGAAATGTCATCTCCTGATGGTGAGTCTGGAGAAGGTGGAACTGCTGATACTTCTGCTGGTGATGGAGAATCCAGTGAAGGTTCAGAAGGTTCTGCTGGTGCTGATTCTGGTGATGAAAAAACTGAAGGAGAAGATGAAGGATCGTCTTCTGGTGATGAAAAAAATGATAAGGAAAATGAAAATGGAAATTCTGATAATAACAAATCTGGTTCTGAGTCTGAGTCTGACGATGATGACACTTCCAGTTCTGATGATACATCCGACGAGAGTGATCTAGAAGGGGGAAAAGATTCTTCTGGAACTGGTGGTGTTCCTAAAGCAACTACCGACTCTGCTTTCGGTAAGGCAATGGATGAACTTAGAGATAAGATCGCAGAAAATCGGATTTATGGAAATATCCCTAAAGTTGATTTAGACAAAACTATACTCAATCCTAAAGATCTTTTAGATGAATTTGGATCTTATTATACTACTCAGGCAAAAGAGAATGGACCTACTTATTGGGATTCTTGTCTTAAAGAAGTTGAAAATTTTAAGAATGAGTCAAAAAAGACTGTTTCTTACATGGTCAAAGAATTTGAAATGAAAAAAGCAGCTGACCAGTATTCCCGTGCCGCCACTTCTAAAACTGGTTCTTTGGATATGGGTAAACTTCACACTTACAAATATAACGAAGATTTGTTTAAAAAAGTTACTACAATTCCAGGTGCAACTAATCACGGTATGGTTCTTGTTCTGGATTGGTCTGGGTCTATGAGTGATAATCTAAGAGGAACTTTGTCTCAGTTGTATAACCTGATTTGGTTTTGCCGCCGAATTAAAATTCCTTTTGAAGTTTTTGCATTTTCTGATGCCTATGATCGAAAAGATCGTTGGGAATGTAATAAAGATGATTCTTTTAAATGTGGGGATCTCGCATTAAGAGGATTTAAACTCTTAAATTTCTTTTCCAGTGATATGAACACTGCCGAAGAAATGTCAATGATGCATATTCTTTGGATGTATGCTTCACGTTTTGGTGGATATCGTGATTGGTCTGTTGATGGTTATCCTTACTATCCTCATAAAAATCTTCAGTTGGGTGGAACCCCATTAAATGATGCGATTATCGCAATGATGGATTTTGTTCCCAAATATAAAAAGTCAACTGGTGTTCAGAAGATCAATACAATCTTTCTAACTGATGGTGCATCACATCGTCTTGAGGGTATACATGATTATAAGTTAAATGAAGAAACTGGTGAGCATGATGAAATTCTTACTCGTTGGAATTCAAATTGGTACTCTAATCACAATGATAAAGTAATTATTACTGATCCCGTAGTTAATAAGACTTATGAAATTGAAGATGGTAATATGACAAATGACCTTCTTAAAATGCTCAAGAATAGAGTTCATGGTATGAATGTAGTTGGTTTCTTTATTGCTGGTTCTGGAAAATCTGGTCGGGTTGATAAACGGACTCTTCACGGTCTTTTGCCTTCTGATGGTCGTGATAAAGTTTTTGAAATGATCAAGTTTGTAAACAAGAATAAATTTCTTGCTTTGAAACAGTTAGGTTATGATGAATATTATATTCTCCCAGGTGGTAATGCTCTTTCTATTGAGACAGAAACTCTTGATGATGAATTAATTGGTGCTTCAAAAGCAAAACTTAAAACTGCTTTTGGTAAAATGGCAAAGGGTAAAATCCTTAGTCGCCCATTGTTAAACAAATTTGTTGCAATGGTGGCATAGTGATAAAAATGTCACATTTGGTAAAAATCGACTTCAAAAGTGAAGTTCAGTGTTGACAAAAGTTATCCTATAGTGTATTCTGTATATATGATGAGAAATCGAAAAGTTTTAAAATTGAAAAAGGAAAGTTAGATTATGTATTTATCCCCTCGTAAAAAGTTGTTTGTGGATACCGCCTCCGAAATGTTCGGTGATGGTGCGGTTATTTCCAAGCAAAATGTTCGGGAAGCTGCTGAGAAAGCAGAGGTTCCGTTCCCAACTTGGTTTATGAAACCAAATTTCAAACATGCTTATGGTGTGTATAAACTCCCTTCTGAGGGTGGTTCTGTTGCACCTGTTGTTGCTAATGCTGTTGATGCTGTCCCTGACACTTCTACAGTGAATTTGGTTGCTACTAATATGGATAAGCAGAATCTTATTCCCTCTCTTTTTGATGGTTTTGTCTCTTGGGGTCATTTCAGTACAATTGAGAAGGTTGTAAAATCTGGTTTGTTCTATCCTATTTTCGTTACTGGTCTTTCTGGTAATGGTAAAACCTTGATGATCGAACAGGTTCATGCCAAATTAAATAAGGAACTTATTCGGGTTAACATCACTATCGAAACTGATGAGGATGACCTTCTCGGTGGTTTTCGGTTGGTTAATGGTGAAACCAAATTTGTTCCAGGTCCAGTGATTGAAGCAATGGAACGAGGTTGCACACTTCTTCTTGATGAGTGTGATTTAGGTTCTAACAAGATACTTGCTTTACAGCCTGTTCTTGAAGGAAAAGGTGTTTTCCTCAAAAAAGTTAATAAGTGGGTTTCTGCAAAGTCTGGTTTTAATGTAATGGCAACTGCCAACACTAAAGGTAAAGGTTCAGAAGATGGACGGTTTATCGGAACCAACATTTTGAATGAAGCATTTCTAGAACGGTTTGCTATTACTCTTGAACAGCCTTATGCTACTTCTACGACAGAGAAAAAGATCGTAATGGGTTCAATGGAAAAATATAAGAAAGTCGATGAGGAATTTGCTACCAACTTAATCACTTGGGCAGATGTCATCCGTAAGACTTTTTATGATGGTGGAGTTGATGAAGTCATCTCAACTCGCCGGTTGGATCATATTGTAAAGGCATTTGCCATCTTTGGTGATAAAATGAAATCCATAGAATTGTGTGTTGCACGGTTCGATGAGGATACTAAGGCATCTTTCATGGATCTCTACTCTAAGATTGATGCTGGCATTAATGTTGGTGAAGAAGAAGAAGAAATTATTTCTGAAGTAGAAGAAGAATCCCCTTTCTAATAACTTCTCTCTCATCAAACTATAAAGGACTTTAACTAGTCCTTTTTTTTAACTTGTGTTGTTCACGTTTTGTTCCTACTATCACAGCCAAG